ACCTGCTCGCTGCCGCTACTTTCATCTCCGGCAATATTGACCGTTGCCTTGCTGATGTCAATCCGCGCATTTTGTGTGTTCACATTCACGACCGTGGCAAATAGATTGAATGCGGCAGCCATCGATCCCAAATACTTATTGTAGAAATCCGCCGGGAGCCGCGTATCGAGCAATTTATAGATGTTCCGCAATTGTTGATCAACGCTCCACACCGCTGAAATCAAAACATCCGCCTGCCGGAACGTAATCTGTTTCGTCCGGGTAAAGGCGACCGTTTCGCTCCGCGTTGTGATCTCCGCGCCGCTGCCACCTTGCTGTTCCAGTGCGGCATTTATCAATGAAGCAAATTGCTCAACTAATTGTCTGAGTTGTTCACCCGTCAATTGCCCTGGCGCCTGCATACCAAAAGATAAAGCCCATGCCGTTGCCGCACTTTCGCCCATACTGAGATAGTCAAGAAAGCTCTTGATTTTCTTTTGCGCTTCCTCGGCTTTCTCCGGCAAATCAACACCAACTGTAGCAAGCATGATTTTAAGGAATCGTTTCAGCTTTTCCGCCGGATCATCAATGTTCAAAACCGAAACCTCATAATTCCAGCGTTTGACCGCACCGGCAAAATCATCGGTAAACTTGCCGAAATTATCGAGCATTTCATTGATGATTCTTAGTTGCGCCTCAAGCTCCGGGATCAGCCTAAAATTCTTTGCATATTCTTTGTCTTTTTTCGCCCGTTCGATTATCCGCTCAAGCTCCTGTTTGTTGAGAAGCAACTGCTGATAATTAAATTTTTCGTACATGCTGCGCGTCTTTTGCTCAAGCACCGATAACGTCTCCACGCTTTCACGCGCCGCCTGATTGAAGCCCAAAAGCCTGTCAATGAGTTTCTTTTCCCATATTGCCGCATCAATCATCACATTGATGTAATTGCCGCTCGTCCAGTCTTGAGCCATCCGGAACATATTTTCTGCAAACTCTGGCAATTTGATATTCAAATCATAAAGCGCATAATCGACTTGTTGCAGGATACCTCGAAAACTGAATGCCTCATCAGAAACATTTAGCAGGCTCCCTCGCAATTCATCAAAGGCGCTTAACGTTACCTTTACCTCATGGGTCGGCACAGCATAAAGCATATTAGCCGGGATCTGCGGCCTTTGTAATGGTTTGTAGACAGGAGAGCCGGGTCCAACGTGCAACGTGCCGCCGCTCCAATATTGCGCACTTAGCTTTGTGCTCACCGTTATTGCGTCCTGCACGTCTTTGATTTCCTTCATAGCCTTTAGCGTTTTGATCATTCGCTCATAGGCTTCTTTTTCCGCCTTTGCCTGCTGCTCTTTCATCTTGGCAATATCTTTTTCCGTTACAAACCGCGCCTCAAGTTCGCCGTTTGCCTTTTTTACAACTTCGATATATTTGACCTCTCCGCCTTTTTCGATCTCCTGCAACTTTTTCCGTTTTTCGCTCAAACTTTTGTAATATTCCAACTCTAACTTTGCCGCCTTGACGAGATCGTAAGCCGTTAGAACCTGTTTCTTCATAACGGCCTGTGCTTTTTCACTCATAAACGGAAATATCTTTAAAAATTCGATAGTGTCTTCCATTTCCCTAAGTGTTGCCCCTGGCTTGAGCGCCTGTGCCATCGCCTTTTGCAGCGCGTTTGCCCTCGCCATTATGTCCGCCGCCGAGCTTATTGCTGTGCCAACATTCCACCACTCTTTTTGCAACTTTTTGGCTTCTGTTTCTCCGGCCAGGCCCAATCCCTCAAACGCATCAGCCACCACCCGCAAGGCATCCTTTACGGCTGGCAAAATTTTGTTGCCTAAATTGATCATCTCCGCGTTAATGCGGTTTTTCTGAATTTGCCACTGCATTTTCTGTGTTGCCATGATCCTGTTGAATGCTCGATCTGTCGCACCCATCGACTCATTCATTTCCCCCATAATCCGGGTAAACTCTTTTGCCTGAGTACCAGCAATCACCGACGCCGCCCTGAACGCACGAATTTCCGGAACAATTTTCTGCAGTAGCTCGATATTGTCTCCCGCTTTGTCATTCAACTCTTTAATGAATTGTTGAAACCCTTTTGCTCGCATCCCGGCAACAGACCACTCAATGCCCAATTCTTTCGCCGCTTCTTTGGCGTCATCTTGCGCGTTTACAATACTCAGGAAAAGTCTGTTCAAAGATGTCGCCGATTCATCAGCGCTATAACCGGCTTTTGTCATGGCTGCCATCGCTGCGGCCACCTCTTTGAATTTCACGCCCGCCAGCGCAGCCGATGAAACGACCGTGCCAATTGACGGCGCTAACGTGTCCATTGTCAACTTGCCCTCTTTGATGGCCGTGAAAAGGATATCCGATATTTCGCCCGCTTCCTCGGCTGTCTTGTTGTAGGCATTCAACACATTCGTGATTGCATCCACCGTCATTGGGATGTTTGACAATCCCGCCGTTGCCGCCTTTGCCGATACTTCTAAAACATCGACCGCTTTTCGTGTGTCCTGTACACCCGAAGAAATGACCTGATAATAACCCTTGACCAATTGCTGCACGCCCTGAACCGGCGTTCGCGTGTATAGTCCTAACAACTCATTGCCCAGCCGCCGAATGCCTTTTGCGTTTAGATCGGTTATCGTGGCAACTTCAGCCATCGCAAGCTCATAATCCGCCGCCATTTTTGTCGCCGCCGTGCCTATCGCGCCGACGGCGGCAGCCAGCACCGCCGCACCGCCATAGGCGAACATAGTCATTCGTTTATCTGCTCGGGTCAAAATCGTATCGGCTTGATACCATCCCTGTTTTAAGCCCGTGGTGTCCAGTCCAAGCGCGTATGAAAGTCTGTCAATTAGCATTTTATCGCTTCCTTTGAAATTTCTTAATTTTCAATTTCTTAGCCAATTCAGGCGTCAATCGCCGTTTCATTGATTCCACCGCGTACCCTAAAACCGAATAGCCGCTCTTAGCCTCAAGCGGCGCGGCGTATTCCATGCCAGCATAGAGCAAACCGATAATGTCTTTGCTATCATTTGTTGCCGTTGTTTGACCGTGCCCATAATCAACCACCTTTGTTTCGCGCGGCCTCAAAATCTCAACCTGAATGCTGTCGCGCAAACTGTGCGTCCTGTCCCGCCATGCTCCCGGCCTTGCCGGGTTCTTGGCGATGGTCTGCATAACCGTCAAAACCGCCTCTAATGACTCCGGGCACAAATCATTCTCTATGTATTGTATCACCTCAGCCAGCGCACGCCGGGCACTTTGTAATTGTGCCCGTTGCTGCCATAACCACTCGCCCGTAAGCTGCCTGACCTCGGCATGTTTTGCCTTGCTTAAAAATCTGTATTTATTTATTGCTGGCATATTTAAGCCCTAATTCATTTAATTTGCCTGTGGAAATTTCTGACACATCTTTTTTGTCTTTATCCTCTGTTGTATAACTCGGCCAGAAATCAAAAAGCAACATGAGCCACGCGCAAGGAATCTCCCACAGAATATATTCCGGTTTCCAATGTGTTTCTTTGATCAATGCCGCGATGCCGTTTAATATCTGTTCTAAGAGCGTCTCCCCGCTATCTTTTACTTTGCCGTGAGGTTGATCATTTTTTTTTGAATCTCAAACCGCGGATTCCTGGCCATCCACTCATCAAAGATTTCGCTCAACATCAATTCCGTTGCGTTCCATTCCAAATCATCTTTGCTCACCGGATAATCATTTTCTCCCACACTGGCCCGCTTTTCTTTCCACACTTCCGCCGGGGTTAGCATCATTTGAAATATTTCAAAATCTTTGCCCGCCGCCTCATCAAGACGCTTTTCAAACAGCGCATAAATGCTGTCCACATCTGCCTCATCGGTCATCTGTTTCAAGATTTCCAGATCAACGACTTTGGCCTTTTCGATCAACTTTTTGATGATTAGCGTCACTGCCCCTGGCGGCTGTGCTTCCACGTAAACCGTTTTATCGCCGATTTTAAATTCTTTTGGCTTGTTCAGCAATTTTTCAACATCTTCATTCATGGCATCCTCTTGATATATTTTCGATAAAATGCCGGATGTTTGCTTTCCAATAACTTTTCGTTTTCCTGCCTGACCGTCGTATGAGGCGCATCCGGGTGACAGGCCCTTGAAGCCGGGGCATAGATGATCTTGCCGCCAGCCTCTAAAACTCTCCAGGCCAGATCTGTATCCTCTCGCCATCCATACAGAAACCGTTCATCAAATCCGCCCACTTTTTCGAGGATCTTCTTCGTGTAGAAAATATGCCCAGACATGTAGCCCCAGTCATTAATCCGGTTGATCTTCCCGTAAATGTGTCCCTCGACCCCGTCCGGCTGCATTTCTGTAAAAACTTTCAGCGCCTCTACCAGCGCGTCCGGCTCCGGTACCATGTCATCATCTAAAAACCAGATTATTTCACCCTTTGCCTTTTTCCAGCCTTTATTCCTCGCCCGTCCCCAACATTCCTTATCGAATTCCACGATCAATTCTTTTGGCTTCAATATCTGTTTTTCCAGGGCCTCGACTAACCTGTCAATTTTATTCTCTCTGCCCTGTGCGGTCGGCACAACAACGCTGACTTTTGCCGCCAACTTTTCCAGGCCTGTCTTTCTTTTCCTGTTCATAACCGAATCACTCCGCTTTCTAAAACCATTTCGGCACACCGTACCTGTTGAAAACTTCACACAATACATTGTAAACAATCTGCCACAGCGCCACGCCGCACGCCACAATAAGGGCCTTGTGCCGCCACCGCCTGAGCCAATGCCAGCGGGCAGGGAAATAATAGAATCCGGCCATGAACAGCGCTGGCACAAAAACGGCCCATTTAACCACATGCCACACATAAACCAGCGTTTGCGCTCCGGCGCTGTGATCGATTGCGTCCATAACAGCATTAGTGATCATCGCAATGATGAACCACTCGATGGCCTTCTTGTCATAATACTTCATATTTGCTCAACACCTTTTTTAATTGTTTAACCGGCCTCTGCCACGTCCACCGTTTTTGTATCGCCCGCGCCGCCCGCAATCCCATTTTCCGCACCTCATCACGGTTCTTATTCGCCCAAATCATCACCTCGCACAAATGATCGAAATCCGGCTCCGCGTCATACCCATAATCGCCATTGAGTGCATTAAAATAGCTCGGTTTTTCTTTCCACTTTAGGCCGATCATGTCCGGCTTTAAATCATCTAAATATTCCTTGCATCCTGAAAAATCCGTCACCGCTACACATAAACCCGTTGCCGCATGTTCCAGCGGACAATTGTGGACAACAACATCGCTTGCAACAAAAGAATTATCATTTTCAACTTGTAAATCATAAACATAATCTGTATAGGGAATTTCCGTGACACTT